AAGGATTGCCTAGGTAGAAGATTCGTCCGTTGTCGCTCCGTGTATGGTAGTGTCCTGAAAACACTTTGTCGAACTTCTCAAATACGTCGCACGCCATACCTTCTTCCATGACGTGTCCGCGATGCGCTCTAAATCCGTTGAGTTCAAGGTGCCCCATCGCACATACGCTATCAGAAACTTTGATAGCGTTGACACTACTTTCAAGATTTTCCGCATTGATCCAAGGAATAAACAGTACTTTTAACTTATCTATCACAACCTCAGTACATTCTGCGTAAATTTTTACGTTCTTGTACTGTTTGAGCAACAAATCTACAGAGTTGATAGAATTTGTATCTTTATAATAGGCAGTATGATTACCAACGATAGTATGAACAGTAACGCCTAGTTTCTCTAACCGATCATAATAGTTCTCCTTTGCCCACTCAAGAGACCACAAATCAATAGAGCGACGATTATCAAA